TGGAAGGGCGCCGCCTCCACATGTACCGGCTCCAGGCCGGTCATCCTGCGGTCCAGTTCAGCCATGTGCGGCCAGAGTGTCCCGATAGTGTTCCAGGTGTCCTGGACAAACTTGGCGTCATGGCTGTTCAGGTGGCTGAAGGCGTCGGCCAGAATCTCCGGGTTGGCGGCCCAACCCATGCCCTTGATCATCTTGTCCCGGTTCACCTCGTTGCCCATGTTGAACAGCATGGAGATCAGGTACTTCCGGGTGACCTGGTCCTTCATCCCCGGCACGGTGAACTTATCCAGCAGGGACTCCCGCTGGTCCTTGGGCATCGCCTCCATGGCCTCCTGGAGCTTGGCGGTGATCTCCTTGGCCATGTCGCCCTCGCGCCCCTGGGCCTCGGCGATGGGGTTCCACAGGTACTTGTGCCAGGGCCCGTTCACGTCGTTCTCGTCGGCCCAGTTGACCATCTGCTCCATACGCAGCAGCATGGCGTCGGCCGAGCGCAACTTGGAGGCGGCCACCTCGGCGAAGGTCTTCTGGATGTTGGGGTCAGTCTGCAGCGGGGTGGTCTTGAAGGAACTCCGGAGCGCCTCATGCAACTCGCTCATCATCTGATCCCGGTCCACCTCCAGGTCACCGATCCGGACGGTGTTCTCCTGCCGGGCCAGGTGGCGGATGTTCACCAGGGCGTCCCGCACCGCCTGCAGTTCGGACATGGGTACCTTGTGGTAGTCCGCCACCCGGCCCTCGTTCAAGATGGCTGGATCGATCGCAGGGGCGCGATTCAAGGCGGTCTGCTCGGCTACCCAGTCGCTGAGGCTGGTGTGGTCCGGCCCGGCTCCCTGGGGATCCCCGGTGAGGCCGTAGCGCCCCAGCAGGGTATTGATCTGGTCCTTGAAGGTGCTGCCGCTGCTCTGGTCGGTCAGACCCAGGCGCTTCTGGGAGGGCGTTCCGGCCAGGCTCTCGGCCAGGTTCTCCAGCTTGCCCACGTTGGCCCGGGCCTTCACTGCCTCCCGGAAGAGGAAGTGGTTCAGCAGCTCCTGCTGCTTGGCCGCCGCTGCCGCCTCGTAATCGCCCTTACCCATGGCAGCGAAAGCCTCCTTGGACAGTCGGCGCTGGGTGTCCAGGAACCGGGAGGGGGTGATATCGTCCGGGGCCATGGTCTGGATCTTGTTGGCGGCCGCGGTGCGGAAGGTATCCAGGCTGGGCATTTCGCGGAGCACGCCCCGGGCCCAGAAGTCCTTGCTGGCGGCCTCACCCTTGAGTTCGTCCGCCTGCCCCTTCCGGCGCGCCGCTAGGCGCAACAGGGCCTTTACCTCCATACTGAGGGCGTCTTCCTTGAAGCTGTTCTGGATGGCCTCGTCGGCGGCATCGTGCAGCGTTCCGTCGGTCAGTTTGTCGCCATGCCGGGCCCTCATCTCCTGGTCGGCGATGCGGTCGGCCGCGGCCTTCCGGGATTCCATGTCGCGCAGGCCCCGGGCGAGCTCGTCGCCGGAACCATGGCCCAGCAGCTCGGCCGCGGTGTCCAGGTCCATGCCACCTTCCCTGGCATAGACCGCGCGGCCGCTGCCACCATTCTCCCGCTCCAGGTTCTTGGTGGCCTCCTCGCCGATCCGTTCCACCAGCTGGGCCCGGTCCAGCTTGATGGGCGTGCCGTCCTCCATCTCGCCCTTGGTCAGGATGTCGTGGGTCCTGTAGATCGGCTGGTCCTTCAGGGATTCCAGGGCCTGATGGCGGATCTGGCCGCGTTCCTCCTGCCACTTGCTCTCGTATTCCCGCTGCCAGTCCTCCATGAGCTGGCCGCGGAGCACGTCCTGGCCCTTCTCGTAGATCTGGCCCACGGTCTTCTTGTAGACCTCGTAGAGGCTGGGCGCCATGCCCATCTCCTCGGCGGACTTGAACATCGGCTGGGTCTGGCCCTCCCGCTCCCTGGCCGCGGCGATCTCGTGGTCGGTGGCGTAGAGCCGGTCGAAGACGCCCTTTACCTGCGGGGACAGGTCAACCCCCAGGCCGGTGAGCTTGTTCTTGATGAGCTTCAGCCAGCCGGCGAACTTCGAGAACACCCCTTGCAGGTCCTGGGAGGGGGCCTTGCCCTCCATGAAGTATTTCTCGCCCATCTTGGCGAGCTGCTCCTGCTGGTCCACGGTCATGGAGTCGTAATCCTTGGCGCCCACCGAGTCCAGCAATGCCTTGAAGTCCTCCTTGACCTGGGGCGCGGCATCCTCTCGGCCGGCCAGGTTGGCCAGCATCTTCACCCACATGTGGTGCATCTCGTGCAGGAAGGTGCTGGTGTCGGCCTTCTTCAGCAGGCCGATGCTGACCTTGCCGTCGTCGCCGAACTGGATGTAGCCCTGGTGGTCGCCTTCTCCGGGTTCGGCCTTGATGAAGGGTCCCTCGGTCTGGTGCAAGATTTCCCCGCGCGGGGCAGGACCTTCCGCCAGACTCTTGACCGGAGTCGAGACCATCCGGTCGGCCCATTGGGTGTCGTTGAACGCATTTCGGGTCCTGACCACGCCGTCCGGGTTATCGGCTGTGCCGCCGGCCAGACCTTCCACATCGGTCACGTCCGGATGTTGGCCGACCAAATACTTCCCGAGGGATTGGTACAGGTCCGTCCCGATTCCATGGATATCGCCGCCCTTCATCCCGCCGATCTGGAACTTCCCATCCGGGCGGATCGTCCCGGCGATGTAGGCGTGCTCCCCGTTGGGGCCGGGCTCTACGCTGTGGATAAGGACCTTGTCCCCGAAGGTGTGGCCACCGATCCTCTGCCCGCTGCGCTCTCCGCCAAAAGCTACCGAGGTGCCTGGGTCAGGCCGGTCCCCTCGGACTCCATCGATGTCGCTGCCGTAGAGGTCGAAGGGGTAGCCATCGCGGGCGGCGTCGGCGAACTTCCGGAGCCGGGCTGCGATGACGGGGTCTTGGCCAATCCTGCCTCCCTCTCGGTAACGTCCTTGTGCACCTGGTTGAAGATGCTGCTGACCTTCTTCTCCTCTTCCGGAGTCAGGTGCCAGGGGGTTCCCTTCGCTTTGCCCATACGTTGCTCCTGTCCCAAGTGTAGGTTCTTCCGTGCCTTTGTGCGCCCATTCCGGCCCCTTGCTACCAAAGATATTCAGCCCGTAGCTGGGGTATTCCGCCGCCGGGTCGATGCCGGCCCGGTCGTGGGGGACAACGAAGCCGCGGGCCGCCAGGGTGGCGTACATGTCCTGGACGGCCGGGGAGAACCGGGGCTTGCCCTGCTCGTCCACCACGCCGGCCAGCTGGGCGCGCACGTCATCCTTGATCTTCTGGTAGGTTGCCAGGCTGTCGGGGTTCTGCAGTCCGTCGATGGTGCGCTGGTCGATCTGCTGGGTGGTCTTCTCCAGGTCGGTCAGGTGCTGCGCGGCGTCCGCCTGCTGCGCCACCATCTCCCGATTGGTGCTCTCGCCCGGGCGGAAGGCGAAGTCATCCTTGATGGCACCCATGAGCTCGGGGTTGGGCGCCACGTGTGCGGTGAACTGGTCGATGGGGATCACCACCCGGTCGCCGGTGGCCAGGGAGTCCAGGTAGTCCTGGGCCGGGACGCCGAGCTTGCCCACCTCCTGGGCGGTCTGCTGGTCGTTCATGCCCTTGGACTGGTAGAACCGCTGGATGGCTTCGGGTGCCACCTCGACATGATCCACGGGACCGCCAGCCGTCACCCGGCGCACGTAGTCCTGGGCGGCCGCCGGGAGCCGCTCCACCAGTTTGGAGTTCTGCCCGAAGTCCTGGATGCTCTTGAAGAGCCTCTGATTGGCCCCGTTCTGTCGGGCCTGGTCGATGGTCGGCAGGATCATGGGCAGGACGGACAGGAGGTAGCCGCTCATGGCCGAGTCAGCCCCCCCGTTTTTCCAGGCCCGCTGGAGGAACTCCCCGAAGGTTTCATCCGGGTTGGGCTTACCCGCAATGCCCAGCATCTCGTCCACGGCGGTGTCGCCGAAGTGTTTGGCGGTGAATGCCAGGGCCGTGGACGCCGGCACCTGGACCAGGGACTTCATCACGCTGGCGAATCCCGGCTCACCGTGGGCGAGGCCAATGGCCAGGTCGGGGATGGCCGCGGTGGCGGAAAGCGCCAGGTTCTGCCCCGGGGTTACGCCCTGAGCCTCGAGCGCCTGGGAGCGGCGGCCGTATGCATCCAGGAACATCGGCAGGGCGGCAGGGCCGGCCATATAAGGGGCCACGCCGCCAGCCAGGGAAGCCCCGGCCTTGACCAGGTCTCCGAACCCATGGACATCCGACAGGCTCTTGGCCTGGAAAGCGTTCGCATCTATGTTCTGCTGGTTCAGGTCTTGCAGCTTCTGGAGGTATTGGGGAACCCCAAGGTCCTTGAACTCCATCCCGAATCCAGGGCCATACTGTTTTTCCTGCCACTGGTCCGAGGCCTGGGTGAGGTTCTTCAGAAAGCCAACAGCGCCGCCGGTGGCCCTCCAGACGGTCCCGAAGAGCGCGCCCCGTAGGCTGGCCAGGGCCGACGAGGGAGCCCCCTTCAACTGGTAGAGAAGTTTCCGCTCGCTCGGCGTGGCGCTCCAGCTGTTCATCGAGTTCCAGAGCCCGGCTTTGTCGAAGGCCTGGTCCCCGGTTGGGACGAAATCTCCGGAGGCATCCTTGTTCACCCACTTCTGCACCGAGGGCAGCCACACTGCCTGGTCGGCGTTGCGCAGGGTCACCCCATTGGGAAACTGGGTGAAGCCCTCCGTCTCATGACCTCCGAGCGATTTCTCGAAGGCGGCCATGTTCCCGATGTCGTCGTGGGCCACCGCGGCATTCTCCGGCGCGGACATCCAGTCGGCGGTGCGCGGGGTGTTCTTGATGAAGGAATCGAAGTCGAACCCGTTCATCTGGGCGGCCTTGGTGAAGGCTGATTCGTTCCCCTGGACGATGGACGGGCCCACCCCGTTCGCCGCGGCCAGCGCCTGGGTGCGGGCGCGCTGGTCCGGGTCGTAGTCCAAGCCATAGTTCAGCGAGGTCTGGACCTTCTGGGCGTTGCCCTCCTGCTGGGATTCGCTGTCCCACGCTGCTTGGTCTTCTGGGCTCAGGGGCATTGGTACCTCATGGCATCGGGATGGAATCGGGAGCAACCGCGCCGGCGCGCGCGGACGGGGCAGCAAGATCCAGCCCTCGGAAGGCGGATCCGCCCTGGTTCTTCATGAACCACATCCGCTGGACCGCCTCGGCAGACGGGACCGGTCGGCCCTGTTTTGTGGCGTAGGCTGCGCTGTCCGCGGCGAACCGCTTGAACTCCGGAGCGTCGTAGTCGAAGGCCCCGGACTCCTTGAGGTTGAAGTACGCCTGGGTGGACTGAGCTCCAGGAAGGCCAGCGTTCTGGCCCGCGTTCATGAACCAGGCCGGGACTTCGTTCTTGTCCTCCACCTGCCAGAGCGGCTCGGTGGTGGGGGAGCCCATCCAGGGATGCCCCGTGATGATGGCCTGGGACTTTTCCTGGATGAGCTTTCGGGTGTTGTCCAGGGTCCACTGCTGCCCCGAGTTCTGCTGGGTGCGCTGCAGGTAGGCCGTGAAGTTCTCCATCCTGGCCTTGTCGGCATCGGACGGCTTGTCTCCAATGATCTTGGCCGTCTGCCAAGCCTCCTGAACCTGGTTGTGGAGCTCCGCGAACGGAGTCACCGGGACCGGCTTGCCCGGGGTGGGGTTCAGTACCTCGAACCGGGCCTCGAGAAGGGACGAGACGCCCTGGGGACCAATGACCGGGCGCAGGGTTAGCAGGTAGTTCTCCCCGCCGTCCCCGTTCACCTCGTGGGACTTCAGCCAGGCTGCGGGGCCGCCCGGGGTGTGGTTCATTTCGGTGAGGGTGTCGTAGAGCGCCGCCTTCTGTTTCAACTGGGCCATGGGGTCGGTGGCCGGGGTGAGCCCGGCCAGCACCTTGGCGCGATCCCCATCGGAAAGGCTGCAGTAGGTTGCGGTCGAGGTGATTGCAGCCCTGCTCGCGCCCTGCTGGGCCATGAGGTTGAGGGAGCCTATGGCCTGGACCGACTGCTGACGATTCTGCTCCTGCTGGAGGGCCACCCGGTCCTTCAGATCTGCCTCGGCGATTTTCCGCGCCTCCGGGTTCAGATTCATGGTGTCCAGCGCGCGCACCATGTCCGCGATAGGGGGGACGATGTTCTTCTGGTTGCCGACTGGAACCGGAGGATTCCCATCGGCGTCCGGAGGGCCGGCCGGGGCCGAGGCCTTGGCATAGACGCTGGCGGAGGCGGCCAGGCCGTTGGCGCTGTCGGACTTCCCCTGGACGAAGGTCTTCATCTCCGTGATGTCCGGCCCATGGAGCAGCGCTCCGTATCGGTCATAGACGGTTTTCAGGTCGGACGCATTGCCCGTCGTGGCTACCGCCTGCAGGGCCGCCTTCACCGCAGCGCTCTGGTGGGCCGCCAGGAGCTCCGATCCGGCGTCGGTGGCCGTAGGCCCGGTCACGGCCGGATTGGCGACGGCAGGGGCGGCAGGGACGGCAGGGACGGAAGGACCAGCGGCCGGTTCTACCTGGGCCGCGGGGGCACCTTCGGCCGGCGCGGGAGCTGCGGGGGAGCCACCAGGTGCCGGCGCGGCAGCAGGGGCAGCCCCAGAGGGGGGAGTGGCCGCCGTCGGGCCCGGCTGGGAGTTCGGCGCCGCCGGCACGGGCAGCCCGCTGATATCCGCGATGGCCCGGGCGTTGGTGGAGACCGCGTGGATGGCGGTGTCCAGATAGTTGAAGTCCGGGTGGCCATCCGGCCCTACCCCGCTGCTGCGCACCCCGTCCAGGATGTTCGAGGTGTTCGCGTTCACCGAATCGACCTTGCCCTTGAGCAGCTGCTGGTCCGTGTGCGCGCCGAACTGGTTGGACAGCGAATTCAGGATCGGCAGGCCGTGGCGGTCGTACAGGGCCCGGCCCTCCATGCCCAAGGTTCCCTGGGTCTGGGTGGAGAACTGGTTGAGGATGCCCCGGCTGTACTCGCCGAAGTTCTTCCCGGTCGGGTTCAGGTCCAGGCTGGCGATCTGGTCATCGGTCAGGCGGGTGTTGGCCTTGATCTCGGCCGGGGTCAGAGCCCATGGGGTCGCCCCGTTCGGGCCGGTCCCGGCGTTGACGTTGTTACCCATGGCGAGCTGGGTCTTGCGGCCGAGGAGCTCGCCCAGCTGCTGGCCGTTGCTGCTTGCGTCGAAGGCCTTCTGCTGGTCGTTCAGGCGCGCGAACTGCTCGACCACGGGAGCGGCCGCCTGGACCGTCTTGGCCAGATCGCCCAGCGGGCTCGGCATCGGCGACGCCTGGGGGCCTGGAAGCGAGGATGGGGAAACTTCCTGTTGGTATTCCGGGATCCGCATTAGGATGACCTCCCAAGGCCCAAGAAGGTTTTGCCGGTGAGCATCGTGGACAGTGGGTCGATGGCCATGTTGGAGGCCGTTTTCGCTGCCGAGGCCTGCGCCCGGTCCAGGGTCGCCTGGGTGTCATAGCCCCAGGCGGTGCGCTGGGCATTGACGTTGACGTTGGCTACGTCCAGGGCACCCTGCTGGGCGTCCTGGGCGATGATCTTCCCGGAGCTGCCACCGCTGTCCAGGGTAACGCCAGAGGCGCCCACGTCGGCCCGGGCGGTCCCAATGGTCGCATTGACCTTGTTCTGCTGCATCTGCGCCTGCGTGGCGCCCTGCATAATGGCCTGCTTGCCCTGGGTTTCGGCGATGTTGGCGTTGTAGGTCAGGGTGCTGGCCTGGGCCTGGGCTCCTGACGCCTGCTGCAGTTCACTTGCGGCAGCGGCCGCGATGGGGAGGGCTGCTACCCAGCACATGGGATCTCCTTCATGGAAAAGCGGCAGAAGGGTAGGCCATGCGGGCCATAGGGCGCCGGGGCTTCAATCTCGAACCCACACCAGCGCAGCCAGCGGATGGCCAGCCGGTTCCGGGCGTCCACCCAGTTCTCCAGCGGGCCATAGACCCGGCGCAACAGGTGGATGGTCTCCCGGGAATGTTCCAGCCACTCCCGACGGCAGGCCAGGATGTCTTCCGAGGCGATCATCCAGGGCACGAACCACCCGGCGTGGATCGACCGGGTGACGCCGAACACACAGAGCACCTTGCCGTCGATCATCGCCGCCCTGGGGTGGTCCGAGATCTTGAGCCCAAGCACCAGGGCCTCGCGCGGGGTCACATCCCAGCCGTCCCGCAGCTCGTCAATGTCCGCCTGGCGCACGTGCGGGACCATGGCGACCACGTGGGCGATGGTTGCGGAAACCACCTCGATCCGGTGCATCAGGTGCCTCCGATCATGGCCACGTCCGGGATGATGGACAAGATGGACAGGGGGAGCGGATCCGTGGTCTGCAGGCAGACCTGGCCAAACTTGACCCAGGAGGCCTGGATGTAGATCGGCACCAGGTCGGTGATCAGGTTGGGCGGCTGGTCGTAGTTCTCGAAGGACCGGCTCTTCATGGGCAGCAGGTGGTCGAAGTCCTGGCCGGCCCAGAGGCCACGGGATTCGTTGATCATCACCCGGACCGAGTTCACCAGCTTCCACTTGTCCCGGTTGGTGTCGATGTAGTTGTAGATCACCACCGGCAGGGTCTGCACCTGGGAGGTGATGGGCAGCCCCGCGTTGATGACGAAGGCCGGGTTGGGCAGGGTGAACCCTCCGGAGGCAGACACGACCTGCGGCGGTATCACGTTGCCGTCGGCCAGGGCCACGATGGTCTGGCCGGCCAGGGGCAGCCCGGAGAAGGTGTTGCGGGCGATGTAGAAGGCGCTCTGCGGGGTGTTTCGGTATTGCGCCGGCAGCGGCCGGTTCAGGATCCCGGTGGCCGTGCTGCCTGGTGCTCCGGGCGAGCCGCTGGAGCTGGTGAGCACCAGCTTGTAGAGGATCCCATCCACCGCGTCCTCGAGAACGATGGCGTCCCCGATGTCGGTGGCGCCCACGAAGAACGGGATGGAGCTGGTGACGGTGATCGAGGCATCGGTGTTGTCCCAGGCCGTGCCGCCAGAGAGGGTGACGGTGGCCAGGGTCAGATCCCAGGGGGTGCCGCGGAACCCGGTCCGGCCGTCAAAGGTCATGCCGCAGTCCACGAAGAAACTGTTGCGCACGTCGGTGATGAGCCGGGGGGCGAAGTATTCGATGGTCCGCTGCACCTGGCCATTGATGGTCCGGTTGATGATGAAGTAGGGCGTGTTCTGGTAGGGCGCCGCGCCGGTGTTCTCGTTCACCGTGCAGACCGATTCGAACAGGCCGTTCACCGTATCGTGCCTGTGCCAGCCGGCCACCTGCTGCTCGGGCATGTAGGTGAGCCCGAGCAGGGCCCCGTCCTCCCGGACGCACCAGATGATGGAGGTGGGATCCTGCTGGTACGCCCAGTCCACGATGGAATGCCCATCGGTCAGGTGCGAGGCCAGGATCATGATGTCGTTGCCGGTGAAGGTGTTCGAGGCGAAGTCGTAGGTAACCCCCCGGACCGTCCGGTTGTTGCCCTGGACGAACAGGCCACCGTTCTGTACCTGGATGGGCGGCAGGCTGTTGGCACCTCGGAACCCCTGCACGCTGGTGGAGATGTTGCTCGGGGTGATCACGTCCTCGGGGTTCTGGCCCACCTTGATCTCGGCGCCGTCCGTCAGGATGATCAGGCAGCCCAGGGAGAGCAGCTCCTGGATCGCGTTGCCCTTCTGGTTGGCGATGGTGAAGGTGATCGCGTCGTCGTCCACGATCGGGTTGGAGATCCCGAAGTCCGTGTAGGACCCGGTCCGGCTCATCCAGACCGTCTGGGGCTGGCCCGGGGTCCCGGCGAACACCAGACGCTGCTGGAAGTATTCGACGGACGAAGGGTAGCCCTGACCGCCAGGCTGGCCATAGGTGCCCCCCCAGGCGCCCAGCGCCCAGTTGAAGGTGGGTCCCGGGGTGATGCCGCTGGCGGCGGTCCCGACCGTTGCCACGGTGGGTGAGCCGGACAGGGTCGAGAAGAGCGGGAACAGGGTGGCGAACAGGCCGTTGGTGCTGGTCAGGGTGAAGTGGGTGCTGTCGATCACCGAGATGATGCCGGTGCCGGTGAAGGTGTGCGCCGCGGCCAGGGTGTCCGTCCAGGGGATGGTGAGCACCACCGCCTGCCCGCTCACCAGGGTATTGGGCAGCGTGGTGGTGAATTCGGCCGCACCGGCCGGCCCTGCCGCGACGGCCGAGATGGCCAGCCCGGCATTCAGAGACCCCACCACGGAGGCCGGCAGCGGGGAGAGGACCGTGGCCGTGGCCGTGTTGGCGCTGGAGACGGCGGTTATTTGGGCGATGCCGAAGCCGCTGTCCAGGTACTGCCAGAGGATGGCGCCGGCACCGGAACCGTCCGACATGACGCCCGACACGTGCGAGGGGATCACCGTCCCGGTGGTGCCCGAGTTCGTGGCCTGGTAGTAGTTGCCCTGGCTGCGCCGGATCATGCCGGCGGTGATGGCCACCTGGGGTTCCCAGGCGTAGCCGAAGCTGCAGGTCTGGAGCTGGATCAGCCGGCCCACGTGGGAGGCCAGGAAGGAGCCCTTGGGCGAGGTCAGGGTGACCGCCCCGCCGGTCGCGCTCGCGTAGATCCCGTTCGTGGTGTCGATGTTGATGGCCAGGAAGGGACCGTTCACGAAGGGGAACGGGGTGAGCGTCCACTGGTCCGAGGCATACCGGCTGAGCTGCATCGGCGGGTAGTTCGCGTGCACCAGGGTGACCACGTCCAGGCTCTGAGTGAAGTCCAGGCCCCAGACGTCCGAGGCGCTGTAGGGTGTGGGGATCTCCACGATGTAGCGGGTGACGCCGAACTGGTCCACGAAGGAGGAGAGGGCATACCACCAGGCCGCATTCCCCACGGCGTTGCCCAGGTTGCCGCCCTGCACGCTGTAGTAGGCCACCCCGCCGCTCAGGACGGTCGCGCCCTGGGCGTAGGTGGTCCCGGCGCTATAGGCCGCCGGCGTGGCCGAGAGCACCACCGGGGCACCCAGGGAGTGGAAGCGGATGTAGCCGGCGCCGAACTCCATGGCGTCGCTCTGGCTGATGTTGAAGTTGAACGGGATCAGCCGGGCCCGGCCGGAATTCTTGACCACCGCGCAGAACTTCGTGCCGGCTCGGTTGCGCAGGCCGCCGTAGGGCTGCACCTCGAAGTTCCGGCACAGCCCCAGGCTGGTCAGGTAGCGCTCCATGTCGGTGCGGCCCCAGAGGGCCGGAGCCAGTTCGCCACCAACGAGCGAGGCTTGGAGGATGGAGGGCATCGCTCAGCCCACGAAGAAGGCGGCGGGGGCGATGTTGTTGCCCGGGACCGGGATGTAGGACTGGGGGCCGAAGCCGTCCCGCTCGGAGATGAACCCGCACTCGGGCGGTGCGTCCGGCTGGCTCTCCATCAGGTCCTGGGCAATGGCCAGCTGCAGGGTCTGCTCCGCGGCCTGCCGGCACTGCGCCGCCACCTGCGGCGTGCTGGAGAGCGGCATGGCGATGAAGGAGCCCATCAGGTAGGCGAAGGTGGTGCAGAAGATGGGGTCCCACTGGGTGGTGTCCGTGACCTGGCTGGTGTACTGCAGCTCGCAGGGGTTCATGTCCGTGTAGATCACCCTGCCGATGCCAGCGATGGCGGCCTGCTCGAAAGGGGCGCGCTGGTCAGCCCTTGGGTTGCGCAGCCCGGGAATGGTGATGGCCTTGACCTTGAGGCAGTCGGCCGGCAGCGCGTAGACGTAGCCCCAGTTCTGGACGGTGTTGGCCAGCGGCTGGAGGGTCTGGCGGTAGGCCGCGAACTTCCAGCCGTAGTTGCGCAGCAGGTAGTCCTGGACGATGGGCCAGAACTGCTTGCAGGCGAGGGCGCCGGCGGACTGTTCATTGATGTCCGCAACGGTCATGGAAACCCCGATGAAGCCCAGGGCCATGGTGCAAATGTCACTCTGGCTGGCCATCGGGGTCTCCTTGCGTTAGCTGGTGGGTTCGTCTTCGGGAACGTCCTCGGTGACGGTCACCTTCTTGGTGGCCTTCTCGGAGATCCCCGGGGTGGGTTCGGTGCCGTCGAAGTGCTCGCCGGGCTGGACGAGCTTGAGCCCGTCGAACAGCGGCACAAGAGCGCGCAGTTTCATGGGAGTTCCTCAGGAAAGGGGAGGGCCCGAAGACCCTCCCCGGGGTTGTGGGCTAGCCGACGGTGAAGGCCGCGGGCACGAAGGAGGTGTTGAGCTGGGGGTTCTTGACGACGGCAGCGTTGGCCACGCCGGTGGTGTTGGCGCCGACGTTGCGGTAGACCAGGCGGATGTAGCGCTTCAGGCCCTGCATCGGGCCCAGCGGGAGATACCAGTTGGAGCCCGCGGTGAGCACGGCCACCAGCAGGGCGGCCGAAAGCGGGAACTCCTGCATGGCGGTGGAGAAGTTGGTGTTGGTGTCGGTCTGCAGCACGAACTGCAGGGAGGTGCCACCCGTGACGGCGGTGGTGATGTTCACCTCGATGCCGAACTCCTCGCCCGGGCCCGGATCGCCGTTGTTCGCGGCGTTGGCCGCCAGGTCGGGGTTGAGGTCGATGACGTTGGTGGAAACCACATCCGCGCCCGACGCGAAGATGTTCTGCGCGGCGCTGAGCTGTTCCATGGAGTCGATATACATGGGAAATCTCCTTGAAGGGGAAGGCAGGAAGGGGAAACCGGGCGGAAGACCATCCCCCGCCCGGGCAGAGCCAGCAGGCCTAGCTGACGACGGCCTCGGTGGACAGGAGCTGGTCGCACAGGCGCACGGGGATGCCCATGAAGGTGGTGGTGAACTGCTCGGCGCCCTGGGTCAGGGCCAGGGCGTTGGTGCTCTTGTTCATCGCCTGGATGCCGAGCATTTCCTTGATGGTGCGGTTGACGTAGAACACCGGCCGGCACATGCCCAGGGCGGGGATGCGGGCGATGGCGCGGAGCATGTACTCGATCAGCTTGTAGGTGCCACCCGTGGTGTCGGCGACCAGGCCGGCCTGATCGATGTTGCAGATGCGAACGGCATAGCGCCAGTCGCGGACCGTCAGGCCGCACTTCCAGCGCCAGTATTCGGCGTAGGCGCGGTAGCGGTTGTTCGAAGCGTCGAAGGCGTCGATCAGCCCCAGATCCTCGTGCGAGAGGCCCGCCTTGGAACCCTTGGGGAAGATGCCCGTCACGGTCTGCTCGCCCCAGCCCACCAGCCAGACGCTGTTCTGGCCGTTGGCGGTGCCGCCGCCGGCGGAGATGATGTTCTGCTTGTTCGGACCGCCGGCGGAGATGGCGGAGTAGCGCGGAGCCAGGCCCATGAAGGACTGGGGGCTGGTGTTGGTGTTGCCGTAGAACAGGGTGGACACGAACAGCTGGTTCATGGCCTCCATGAAACTGGCGGATTCGCTGTAGCGGAAGTCGTTGACGTTGCCGTTCAGCTCGGCCAGGTCCTGGTCGACTTCAGCGCGGCCGGTGAGCATGCCGCAGGTGTCATCCACCTGGATCCGGCTGGACTTGGACGCCGGAACGCCCTGATAGAGCTGCCGGAAGATCACGGAGGGGAGGCCGTTCCGGATGGTGCTCCGGTGGCCGGTGGGCAGGTTGCCCTCGATCCAGGCCATGTCGGTCAGGATCTCGTTGGTCTGGTTGAGGGCTTCGACCACCCGGGCGACCTTGCCATCCGGGTCGATGCTGCGGGCGAAGTCCATGAGGGTGACAGCACCCGCTTTGGAGGGAAGAGTGGCCATTTTGTTCTCCTGTGGGGCCGGTCGGATCCGGCAAAGGAGGTTTCAGTTCGGGGTTGAATTACCTGGGGGGAGTCTTGTCGTACATCACTTCGGGGGCGGACTTCTTGGCGGCAGACGGCGCGCCGGCGGCGAACACGGGACCTTCGGCCATGGCGGCGCCGACCTTGGCGGCCCAGCGCACGAAGGCCGGGTGGTTGCCCAGGCCGGTCGCGTTGAGCATGTCCTTGAGTGCCTGGTCACCGAACCGTTCCACGGCCGCCGCGGAGTTCTTGGCGGTGAGGGGGAGGTTCGCACCACCCAGTTCCTTGTCGGCCTTGAGGTCGGTGAGCCACTGGGCCTGCTGCGCTGCCTGGGCTTCTTGTGCCCGGGTGGCGGCAGCCACCTGGAGGTCGACCAGCTTCTGGGCCTGTTCCTGGGTGAGCTTCAAATCCTTGGCGATGGGCTCGAAGGCCGCGAGGCTTTCGGTGTCCACCGGCATTCCTTCGGGCAGCTTGAACTCGTATTTCTCGGGAACCGCAGGCGTCTCCTCCGGCTTGGCGGCAGGTTCGGCGGCAGTTCCTTCGGCGGGTTTCGTGCCTTCGGGCGGGGTTGTGGTTTCCGGCACGCCGGCGAGAGCGCCGGTGGAAATGGTCGTGCCAGGGCCAGGGGCCGCAGCTGCGCTGTCTGGGGTTGTGGCAGCAGCCGTGGTGGTTTCTTCGCTCATGCGTTGTTCTCCTTTTGAGCTTCGGCCTGCATGGCCAGGAAAGACCCGGGGCAGGCGGTGAGGATTTCGACTTCGAGGAAGAGGCCGACCTTTCGGCGTCCCTCGGCGTTCGCCATGGTCAAGGCGTTGGTAGAGAAGCTGTCCTGGTGGATCCCGCAGAAGCCAATGAGCCTCCAGACGAAGCGGCGGCCGCGGGGGTCGCCCATCACCCAGCTGAGGTCCATGCCGTCCTGGACGGCGCGCAGGTTCTCCTGCTTGCGCTGGCCCTTGACCTGGCCCTCGTTCGAGGCGTTGTGGATCTCGTCGGTCACTTCTGCCTCCGGCTGATCAGCGCGTCCAGCTTGTTGCTTACGTCCCGGACGTCCTGGCGTGTCTCGGCGTGCTGCTGGTTGATGAGGTTGAGGATGTCGGCCTGGTTGCTCTTCAGCTGGGAGATGGACGACTCGGCGGCCACGAACCGGGCCTCCTGATGCAGGGCCCAGCCGAAGAAGGCCCCCAGGGTCATCAGGGTCATCAGCAGGTGGCTGAGGTCCACGTCCTTCTTCACGTTCCAGGGATGGGGGTCTTGGGTCATGCCGCGGCTCCTGGTTTCTGCCTCATCTGGGAGACGATCTGCCCGAGGGCGGTTGAGGGATCGGCTGGGGTGGTGCCGAGCTTGTGCACCCCGTCCGCGGCCTGCTGCATCATCTGCATCTGGGCCTGGGCCTGCTGCTGCTGCTGACGCTGGGCCCGGAGCTGGGCCACCATGACCACGTCCCGGATCACCTTGGGCGGCACGCCGGCCATGTCGGCATAGGCCCGAACCGCCTCATCGAAGTCCACGGTATCCACCGCGGTGGGGTCGGCCTGGAGCAGGCTGACCACGAAGGCGGCCACCTTCTCGATGCCGGCCATGCCGATGGCCTTCATGGTCTGGGCCATGATGCTGATGTACTCGACCGTCAGTTCCTGGCCCATCATCTGCGCCGGCGCCGGCGGCAGCATGTGGTTGCGCATCATGATGCTGAAGGTCCTCTCTACCAGCGGATCCAGCAGCTCATCGTTCAGCCGGAGGTAGACCGGGCCCAGGGCCAGGAGCTTCTCCTCCTGCTTGGCGGCGATCTCCGTTGCCGTGACGTTCTGCCGCTGATCGTTGGCGATCATCAGGAACAGGTCCTTGTAGAAGGCCGTGTTGATCCGGGCCTCGTCGCGGCCGATGCTGACGGCCAGGTCCTGCTGGTGGGGGTTGGGGATCTGGTAGGCCGGGGCGAAGCTCTGGCCCCCGGGCGGCACATCGATGTAGGTCACGTCCCCGGGCAGCACCGAGCTGATCTTGTTCCGGAGGGTGCTGGGCCCGACCATGGCCGGGTTGGAGAACTTGTCGAGCAGCTGGGCGCCGCGCTTCTCCTTGAGCTGCAGGGTGCGGGTGTCGCCCAGGGCCTCCATGGCCGGGCTGGTGCCGTAGACGTCCTCCCCGGTCAGCTCCCAGCGGGGGCAGACGGCGATGAACTCCTCGAACCCGGTGACACTGAGGAACACCTCGGGTTCGCCGGCCGCTTCATAGTAGACATTGAGGAACGGCTTGAACTTCGCCTCCAGCTTGGACGGATCGGGGGTCTGGTTGGGCTCGATGACATGCACGATGTCGAACCAGGCGTCCCGGTTGCCGTTCTTGTAGGCAGCCTGCACCCCCGCGCTGATGTTGCTCCAGTCGATGTCGTCGTCCGCCGGGACGGGCCCCTCGGGCTTCAGCGGGGCGTTCGGGTTCTTGAGCTTGGGCCGGCCGAACTGCTTGACGATCTGGTCGGCGGTCATCATGTACTGCCGGTAGACCGTGTCCACCCTGCCCTTGTCGTTGGTCCCCAGCATGTAGGAGCCGATGGGGAAGTTCATGCAGTGGATGACCTGGTCCGCGTCTTCCAGGATCACCATGCAGGAGGTCCCGTACATGCCCAGGTCCTTGTAGACCACCGGCAGGCTGGTGTAGAGGTTCGACTTGAGGAAGATCCCGGCCATGACCTTCTCGGCGTTGTCCAGCCAGATCCGGACGGCCGCCACCTCGTTCAGGTCGGGGTTGGCAGTCCGGAGCTTGAACCAGGGCCGGGCCGGGCTGGTGATGCCCGACATCATGCCGGAGGTCAGGATCCGCAGCGCCATGGTCGCGGTGTTGTTCATGATGGACGTGGCCCGGACGTCGCCCCGGTTGCGGTCGGTCCGGAGGAACCGGGCGGAGCGGGGCGCGATGTTCTGGCAGATGTCCTTCCAGTGGTAGATCCACGAGGACCGCTCGGTGAAGAGAGCGTTCAGCCGGCTATTGAAGTGGACCTTCGAGAGCTGCTTCACGTCAGCTCCCCAGCAGGGTCTTGGGGGCGGTGGAGGGCTGCTGCAGGACACCCAGGCCGCCGGTCAGCATGGTGCTCGACTGGCCCTTGGCGTCCTGGAGGTGCTTGAGCTGGGCCTGCAGGGCGTTCTGGACAGAGGGATCCTGGGCCGTGGCGACAGCGGGAGCCGGGGTGGCGGCTGGGATGCTCGGCTGGCTGAAGCACATGTCAGGCTCCTAGGAAAACCACTGGATGCCCCAGGCCAGGAGAGATATCTCCGAAGCCGAAGAGGCCTGCGCCTGGAATCGGATGTCACTCTTCGCCTCGGCAATGGGCCAATGCGGGGGGTTGATCTGGTCCAGGGCCGAGGTGCTGGTCAACTGGCCGAGGTCGAAGGACTGGAAAATCCCGTTGGCACCGAAGGTCTGCCCGTAGCGGAGCTTCGCGTAGGCCACCGTGGTGGTGATCGTGTCCATAGAGGGTAGAAGGCCCATGATGGCGAATCGGCAGCCAGCCGGGACGGTATAGCCCGCGTAGGAACCGATGCCGTCCCCCGTGGTGATCTGCTGGAACACCTTGGCGGCCGTGACCGGGACGCCGGAGGCGTAGGTGTTGGTGGAGTCGCAGGCGTAGATGTTGCCCGCGTTGATGAACCCGGTTCCCGCCGTGAGCACGTCCATCTGGTTGACGCGCAGGCAGTTCGAGATCGGCGTGGTGTTCGCCAAGCCGTCCACCGTGGTGGGAGCCGTCACCGCGGTCTGCCCGTTCAGGGTGAAGGTGGCATAGTGGGCGTTGTAGCTGCTGTCCAGGTAGGCCACGCCCACCGTCTGGGCGCCGGTCCCGACCGCAGTGTCGGCCACGCTGTCCGAGATCACGGCGAGGGTGAAGGCCACGGTGGGAAGGGCGCGCACGGTGTTGAAGCCGAAGATGTCGGCCAGGCCAGAGACCGCGCTGTTCTTGCCGTTCAGCATGACCGGCATGAACTGGTTCTTGGAGGCCGAGTTTGGCGGAAGGCCAGGCCCCCCGACAAGCCGATCCGAGAATGACGGCGGCACGTTCAGGGGCGGGAGAGCGAAGTTCATCGGCATCGGGTCACCTCAGGAGCGGGTCATATTCGGAAAGGTTGTAGTTGCGGTCTTCTTCGGGTTCAGGCTCGAGTGCGGTCCAGTGTGGGAGTTCCTCGGATTCCTTGCTCTTGGGGTCCTTGGGCTCGAAGAGGGGCGGAGGGTCAGGTAGCGGGGACATCGGGAGCCGGGCTCGTGGCGACGGGGGGCGCCTGCGCCTTGGCGACCGCCTCGTCAGCTTCGGCGCGCACCTTGGCGATCTCAGCCGCGGCTTCGGCCTTCACCTTCTCCAGGTCGGAAGCCGCCCGGGCCTCGACGGCGGCCAGTTGCTTCTGCAGGTTCTCCACCAGCAGCTCGTAGGCGGCCTTGACGCGGGCCAGTTCGGTCTTCCAGAGGCCCTCCACCTTGGCCACTTCCGCCTCGACGGTCTTGGCCACGAGCTCCGCGTGCGCCTTGACCCAGGTCCGGAGGGTGCCGAGGTAGTGGCCCAGCAGGAAGGACAGGATGATGGCCAGCAGGCCGTAAAGGACGGGAAGGGATTTGGGATCCATGGAAGTCTCCTAATTGGTGAGTTTGTCGATCTGCTTGTTCGCGTCGCTGGAGCCGCCGAAGTAGTAGCCCATTACGTTCTGCGCCCAGGCGTGGCCCAGGGCGCCCATGAGCACCAGCACCACTGCCTTGGCCGACTCGGACTCGGGGATGCCGAAGCGCAGGACGTAGGTGAGCACTCCGAAGAAGCCGATGGTGGTGGTGTAGGCCAGGATCCGGGGGGTCCACTCCTGGGTGGACTCCTGGAGCCTGCGGGCGCTGTCCCGGTCCTGGTATTCCAGCGCCTGCAGGTCCTGCACCGACTTGACGTTCAGCTGGGCCATCTGCAGAGCGAAGGACTCCTCGGCCTGCTTCAGCGCCACGATCTGCTCACCGGTCAGGGTCCCATTGGTCAGGGCCTGCTGGATCGAATCCGGGCTCGCGTCCTTGATCCCCAGGGCCGAGGACAGTAGAGCCCCAGCAGCCCCACCCAGGGGTCCACCCAGGGCAGTTCCCAGCATGGGGGCAACTTTCGCAATCCACGGCTTCACCGCGTCCCAGCCGCTCATGCCGGCACCTCCTGGTAGGTCCAGTGCCCGGGGCCGCCGGCAGCCGTCAGCGCCTGGCGCCGGGGCGTCTCGCCGTCCCGTGCGATGGCCAGGTGGATCCAGGCCTGGCATTCGAAGATCACCTGGTCATAGGGCAGGTCGCTGAGCCGGATCTTGTCGAAGGCGGCCTGCAGGTCCATGCCCTCCGGGATGCAGTCCGCGGCGCGGCCGTCCAGGTGCGCCGAGGTCCTGGCCCCCCCAACCGCTTCGTTCAGGGCCTCACACCGGAATCCCGAGTCCACACGGAAAGGGCACCCTAGGAGTGCCCGCGCCGGTTCCAGGAGGGTGCTGCAAAGCAGGTTGAGGCTGTCGATGGCCTGCTGGGGAGGCGTGTTGTCGATGCCCTTCCGGGTCGCCGTCTGGCTGAAGGTGAGCGATTCCAGGCTGAAATGCTCGGACATGACGGAGGCCTCCGCAGCAAAGCCTCATGCCAGCGGACGGGCGGGTCCACAACGGGCGGTCTCGGTTATCTCCGTTATCTCCGTTATCTCTATTAAAAAGGCCCCCGGAGGGGCCTAGCAGGGGGCGGGGCGGGTCAGGTGGATAGCTTCTGGGCCAGCAGGCCGAGCGGGGCCATGCAGGCCTGGGCCAGCACCTGGGCCCAGCCGGCCTCCTCCACGGACTCCGCGGACCAGGTGCTCATGTTTCTGGTCCCCTTCCCGTCCACCGTGATGCTCACCACGACCCGGTGCGTCAGCGGCTTGGCTGGGGCACCGAGGCGCTGACCCATGACGTCCACCAGCTGGTCGCTGGCGTGGATCAACTCGCTGCCCGTCACGGGCTCCTCGAACTCCTGGTGCAGCGCCACCTGGTCGAGGATGGTTTCCAGGGCCCGGTTCTTGGACTCGGACGCGGCGAGCCGCTCTTTCAGGGCGCTGATGGTTTCGTGGAGGGTGGGCATGGGGGCTCCTATGAGGCCTGGGTGGTGGGAGTGCGGTTGCGCAGGTGCTCGACCAGGGCCCGGGACCACTTCCATTGGCCGTCGGGCTGGCGGATCACGGCGTTCTGGCTCTTGAAGGCCGCCAGGAACTTCCGGCGGAAGCCGGCGACGCTGTAGCCGAGCAGGGCCGCCGCCTCGCCCGTGCCGATCAGGTCGGAGTTGGGGTTGGAGCGGCGGCGGCGCCGGGCCTTGGTCATCGCTCCTCCAGCGGGTCGTAGTCCGACTTGTTGCGGGTCTTCCGGCCCAGCGCCGCATCCAGGGCCGGGTGCCCGGTCAGGATCGAGGCCGGCTCATCGGCGAAGGCGAAGGTGTTGGCCAGGGCGTCACCCAGGTCCGGGGACTTGCCCAGGCGCTTCTTGATCTGGTCCTTGTCCTCGAGCAGGAACTTCCCATTCACGAAGCTGTAGGTGGGCGCCGTGAGCTCGCCCACGAGCTCGGGGATCGGTGGCAGGGCCCCGCCGCGCTTCACCCAGTCGGCCATGCCCATCCACATCTCGCAGCGCAGGTTGGCATAGCGCGGGTCGAAGGCCTTGCCGTGGTACTGCAGCCCGATCGGGTTGTAGCCGGCCGCCACCAGGTTGTCGATCACGCCATGGCCCCAGTGCCCGGTGTCGTCCACGAACTCCATCTCGGAGCCCCACTCCCGCTTGCGCTTGGCCACGATGGCCGCGATGTCGGTGGTGCGCTGGTGGCGCAGGATGATCGGCTCGAGGGCCACCAGGCCCTGCCGGGGGAAGATCACCGTCCGGTCGTCGCCGAACCGGGCCACGTCGATGCCGAGGCGCTTCTGTGCCCAGGTGTAGGCGTCCTCCTCGTAATGCCGCTTCATGGCGGCGTCCACCTCGTCCACGCCCAGCAGCGCGTTGATGCCGCCCGGCGGGAACAGGCCCAGGATGAACGCCATGACCCAGGGGTTATCCCGGCCCCAGGTGGCGATCTGCTCCCGGGCCCACTCTAGGTCGATCCGGGACGACCGGGACTCGTCGTCCGGATCCCCGGTGATGGTGACCAGGAACCACTGGGCCCGGGCGATGGTGCAGACGTGGTGCAGCAGCCCGATCTGGCTGGTGGGGTTGCCGGCCGTGGCCAGCAGACCATCGGAGCAGGTGGACAGGGCCTGCTCCGCGCTCTTGACGATCTGGGTGGGCATGTCGCCGCTCTCGTCGATCAGAGCGAACGGGAACCGGCTGTGCAGGCCGGAGAGGGTGCGGCCCACCGCGTCGCTGTCGGCGCTCTTGGGGAAGCCGCGGGCGGACAGGAACCAGGTCTCCGGGAAGTCCCGGGCGTAGATCTGGCTGGCGGTCCACTCGAAGGCCTCGCGCAGGAACTCCGACCGCTGGCGCCACTTGGCCAGCTCCGCCCAGAGGTTGTCCGAGAGGTTCTCCCGGGTGATGCTCACCGCGGCGCCCTTGGGGTGCTCGCCCTTTTCGGCGAAGCAGGCCAGGCGGTGCCAACCCAGCCAGGCCAGGGCGGTGGACTTGCCCGGGCCGGCGCAGGCCTTCATGGCGATGCGCTTGCGCCCGGGCTTGCCGGCCTCGGCTAGGACCTGCTCCTGCCAGGCGTCGGGCGTGGCGCCGAACACATCGTAGACGAACTTGCACGGGTTGGCCCGCCACTCCCGGATCCGCTCGGTGGCGCGGCGCCCGGCTTCACTCATCCTCGAGGCCTTCCCCGGTGATGAGCTGCTCCAGGCTGATCTTGCCGCCGTGTTCCAGCTTGGTGGGCGCGTCCAGCCCCAGGATCTTGGCCCGGCGCTGCTGGCAGTCCAGGACGATGCCTAGGTAGCGCGGGTCGCCGTTCAGGTGTTCCGTCCGAAGGGTGGTCTCCGGCAGGGCCAGGACAGCATCGCCCTTGCCGACCTTGACGCTCTTTGTGGTCCGGGTCTGCTTCCGGCCGATCCCGCGGCGCCAGGCGATCCAGGCCTCGCGCTCGAGCTCGTCCAGCTTGGCCAGCTCGGCGGCCTTCACCTCGGTGATGTCGCGCAGGGCGGAAGCCTTCCACTCGCTGGTGAGGGCCGCCAGGTCGTCGTGGATCGCCTTGATGCTCCAAGGCTTGCCGGTGTCCGGGTTGACCAGCTTGTCCTTGGCTAGGGCCGCGGCCGTCTGCCGGATCGAGAAGCCCTGGACCTTGTAGCTGGCCACCTTGGCCTTCCGGGCGTCCAGCATCGCCTCCCGTTGGGCGGTTCGGGTCCCGCTGTTATTTCCCATGGTTGTTACCTCCTTTCAGCGCGCGACCGGCTTCCACCCGGATCCAGGCCTCCCGGAGCGGATCCGGGCCCTCGTGGAACGAGCCGAAGGGGACCTGCACCAGCTCGCGCACAAGCTGCCCGCCGGCGAAGGGCTCGGCGACGGTGAGGTGGTAGGCCCGGCAGGGTTCGCAGCGCAGCGCGGACAGGGTGGTCATGCCGTCCTCCTGGCCGCGGGCACCTCGAAGAACGCGGCCCGCATGCGCTCCTGGAAAACCCGGATGGTCGCGTGGTGGATGCCCTGCTCGCGCATCTGCTCCACCAGCTGGGCGACGCTGGGGGCAGCCAGGCCGGCGCGGGTGAGCTCGGTGCGCAGGATCTCTCCGGCGCAGCAGAAGAACGCCAGATGGCCGGAGGCGCGCTTGCGGGCCAGGAAGGCCTCCTGCTCGGCCAGGTGGGCGGCTTTGGTCCGGGCCCCGGGCGCCTTGGTCTCGATCCAGACCACCCGGGTGTCGCCGCGGATCTCCACCGACAGGTCTGAGTGGCCCCGTTCACAGAACACCACCGGCCGGCCGCGGTAGCCGGTCTTCGGGTTGGCGCCCATCCAGGCCATGCCCACGTTGTGCCGGGTCACCCGGGCCACCCAGGGGAGCTGCTCGAGGTATTCGATCAGGGCCTTCTGGATCTTGGACTCGGGGGTGGGGGTCTTTCGCTTTTTGGGAACAGCGCAGAGACCGGGGAAGGGAGGGGCGTAGGAGGTCATTGGACACCCCCTTTCGTTACCTCGTTACCCGCTACCTCCCCTACGGGGAGGAGGTAACGGGGTAACGTTACAGGCGTTACCATGGGAGCGTTACCCAGATAACGCAGGTGTATTTGTTGATAATGAAAGTGATTATTCTTCACTTTGATCTCCATGCGTTACCTGAATGCGTTCATATCCAGAAGTGGTCACGGAATAATTGCCTTTTTGGACAAAACCGGCACTGCGCAGTTTGAAAATGGCCTGACGGAGAGTCGCCTTGGGATCCTTGAATTTGGGATCGTCAAAATGTTTCATGGCCAGCTGTGCCATGTCGGGCTGAACGCCTCGGCGAGAAGCCTCATAAAGATCGGCGAGGATCGCAGTTTGCTTGTTGAGGGTAGTCAAGGCCTTCGCCCCGCGGATCCTCGCCAGCGTCTCGATCCCGTCCCGCGGCGTGAACCAGCGCCCGTGCTCATCCTGCTCCACGAACAGCCAGTCCGACTTCTGGCCGCCGTTGAGCTTGGTGGCGCCGAATACGGCATATCCGCCCATCCGGGCCTTGTCCTCGTCCAGGCCGGCGCCGGCCGCCTCGTCGGGGTTGATCAGGGTGAGCTGCAGCACGCAGCGGAAATTGTCCACGATGGCCGAGCTGCCCCGCACCCACTCGGTGCTCATGCGGTCGGCGAGCAGGGGCTTCTTCTTGGCGTCGCCGCGGGCGCCGTCCTGACCCTTGGCCACGTGGTGCAGGACCAGCGGGCTCCAGCCGTATTCGAGGATCAGGTTCAGGGCGTTGAGCACCGGCCGCAGCGCTTGGACAGTGTTCTCGTCGCCCTCGGAGACGCGGGCCAGGGTGTCGATGATGACCACCCCGGGCCGGACGCCGTGCTCGGTCATGGTCTGGAGCACCTTGGCGAGCTCGGGCGCCAGGGTCGGCAGGAACGCCGTGGCGCCCTTGGCCTTCCAGTTGATGAATGGGGCGGCGAAGTTCTCCCGCAGCGCCTGGTCGTCCTCCGGGGTCCAGTCCTGGCAGTCCTTGTAGTGGTTGACGATGCTGCGCACCCGCCGGTGGAACGTGTCCCGATCGTCCTCGAGGCCGAAGTAGACGGCGCCCATGGGCGGCTGGCGCTCGCATGACAGGAAGGGCTTGCCGGTGGCCAGGGCGATGCACGCCTGCAGGGAGAGGAACGACTTGCCGACGCCTCCCTTGGAGGCCATCACCACCGGTACGGCCGCGGGGATCACGCCGGGGATCAGCCAGCGCGGCGCCGGCGGATCGTGGTCCAGGAACTCGCCGGCGCCGGAGATGGTGAGGAGGACTCCGCTGCCAGGCTCGGTCATCACCTCCTGCAGGGCCCGGAGGATCTCCTCGGTGGCAATGGAAGCGTCGCCGGTGTCCTGCATGGCCTTGGCCACCACGCGCTGCAGCTGGCGGCGCCGGTAGAGGTCGAGGTTGCGCTGGACCAGCTTGAGCGGATGCAGCACCTCCTCGGTGGCGCTGGTCACGTCCCAGATGCCCTGGTAGCCGCCGGCCTTGTCCAGGGTGCCCTGGGCCTCGCACTCGGCCTTCAGGGTGATGGTGCTGATCTCCTCGTGGCGTTCCATGAGCCCCTTGAACGCCAGGTAGATGGCTCGGTGCTCGCGGATGAAGAACGACTCCCCGCCGTTGAGCAGCCGCATGCACTCGGGCACCTCGGGGTTCTCGGGGCCCAGGAGCATGGTGGTCAGCAGGACACGCTCAGTATCCGGGTCGGCTGGCACCTGGGGGTATTTGTGCTCGGAGGTCATCAGCCCACCTTCTGCCGTTCCAGCTGCCCTTGGCGCCAGCCGTCAAGCCAGGCGCTGCGCTGGGGGTCCTTGGGGAAGGGGTTGCTGTGCGGGGCCCGGTCGGCGAGGCCGGCCTTGCGGCCCAGTTCGAACTGCCAGGATCCGGGGCCCATGCTAGGCTCTCTTCGCTTTGCGCCAGGCTTCGCGGTCGAACGTGGGCCGCGCCGGATCCTCCTCGGGTTTGACTTTGGGGGGCACGGCCGGCTCGATGAGCAGCAGCCGGGCCTCATCCAGGCAAAGCAGGGCGCGCCCGTCGTGGCCTTTGTCTATGGAATGGGCGGCTTCGAACAGGAGGTTCTTGAAGCGGATCTTGTCAATCACAGGCCACCTCCCCGTCCCTCGTCCTCCGCGATGAGCGCGTTGACGATGGCGCGCAGCTTGTGCAGCCCGACCACGTCGCTGGCCCGGGCCCTGGGATCCCAGCCGGCCTGGATGTCCTGCAGCAGCTGCGAGACCTCCTGGCCGCTCACCAGGGCGAGCAGGGCCGCCAGGGTGAGAGGCGGCTCGTTCTCCAACGCCAGGATGTCCTCGGCGCCGTCGTTCTGCTCCTGCAGCCAATCCTCGAGCTCAGGGCCCACCTCGCGGGTCCAGTCGGGCAGGTAGTGGATCCCCATGGCGTCGGGGTAGCCGTCCTGGGTCCAGTGGGTGATGGTGCTGGAGTTCACGCCCATCCCGATGGAGACCGCCTTCTGGCCCCGGCCACACATTTCAAGGAAGATCCGCATCTGGCGCTTGACCCTGCGCAGCTTCGGGGAGCAAACGGTTTTCTCAGATGCTGACTGGCAGAGGGCCGCAGCCCGGGCGACATTTCTATCCATGATTGATTCCTCGTTTGGTGGAACGGTGGGAGAAAAATCAGCACCCCAGCCTGGGCAGAGGCTGGGGTGCACCATCGTGGTGTTCGCCACGATGGACGAGCTGCGGGTCTGGGGCCCCATTGGTTTGCGGGAATGGCTGAAGCGCAACCGACCTCCGGGTCGGCAATTCACGCACAAAGGCGTGCTGGAATTCCTGCCGGGCGGACATCAGGCGGCCACGTCGGCAAGACAGGGCGGCAACTGCCCTTCGGCCCAATGATCAGGTCGAAGCTTCCAGCAAGGAATCTCTCCCTTGGAGATGCGGTGGACCTCGATTGCGTTGTCATCGGTCCAACGCCGGCCGCCCCCCTTGATCTTGTCGACCAGGGCAACACCGAAAGTGAACCGGCCCTCCCTGGCCCACTGGCGGAGCAGGAGCCACTCGGGGGGGGAAAGTGTGCACGGGAAAGTCATACCGTAAACTTAGACATGATGTCTAAATTTGTCAATCCCTGTCTCAATAGACTTTTTGTCCAACCATGTGACCATGGTCTAATGCCAACGGACTACGAGGACATCTACCCCAAGCGCCCACTCTTCAAAGAGTGGGTAGCCGTGGCGAAAGCCAAGCTCGGGGCCAGGAGCAATGCGGAGGTGGCGCCAATCATGGGCTATGCTCCATCGACTTTGAACAAAATGCTCGGGAAGAGCCCAACCCACAAGCCCAGCGACACAGCTCTAAAACTGCTTGGCGATTTCATTGGCCGGGACTATCGGCTTCTCCTTGACGAGCCCGAGACTGCGCCTGAAGGCATATCAGATGAATTATGGGCAAAGCTCAGTAAGCGAAAGCCCATCATAGCGGTTTCCTTATTAACAGATCTTGAAACAATCCCGGATGGCGAAGTGGATAATTATCTTAAACTCTGGGACCTTGGGTATAAAATGGGTCTTGCAAGAATAGCCGCTGAAGAAGAAGCGTCACACAAAATCAAGAAATTTAAAACACGGGGTGGGAAAAAATCGAAGTGAAACACGGAGGGGGAATGCGAAAAATCATAATTTTGCTCTTGTCCTCATTGATTCTTGCCGCTCAGCCCATTATTTGGAAACATGATGATTTTTCTAATAGATGGGCGGTCCACACTGAGATTGGCAACTTGGAAACTTCACCAGGAACCAAATTAGCCCTTTGGGGATTTGAAACCAAGATCAAAAATACTCCAGAGATGTATGACATTACTGTAACAATACAAAGAGATAGTTGGTTTTTTATTGAAGCTGGTGAAAGTTTGCAGATGAAGCTTGATGATGGTATTTTGACTTTAAATGGAAAAGGCAGTTCTCAATCTAGAGAGGTTTCTCATACTGGCGGCATTATAGAAATGGCTTCTTATGAGATTACCCTTCCCCAATTAAAGCGCATAGCCTCTTCATCCAATATCATAGTCCGGGTTTCAGGGGGGAAGGGTTATATAACAGGTTCAATCCCACCTGGCTCTAAAACAATTATTAACCAATTTTTGAATGAGGTTCCGAATCGATTAGCCATCGGTCCACCTCCTCTATCAAAGGCATTTCATGTCGGGATTAAATTTGTGCCGGGCCCTGACTGTCTTTACGTGGTGGCATTAGATCCTGGAAGTCCCAACCAGGCCATCCTGGGCAAATTCATTATGGCCGTGGAGGGGGAACGTGGTTCTGGTCAAGAACTCCAAACCAAACTTGGAGCCGCCATCGCCAGGCATCCTGACGGCAGCTCCATCAAGGTGACCATCGCCAGAGTCCCCAAGGACCCAGAGGAAGAAACAGCTTTGGCCCTGTTCTGACCAGCCCGGCTCCCTGTTAGCCCCGCTCCGGTGGGGCTTTTTCTTTGCCTCGAAAAAAAAGTTGGAAAGGGTATTGACGGACTTAGACATCATGTCTAATCTTTAGACAAGCCCATCACGGCACACCCCAACCCACGGAGCCACCATGAACCACCTCAGCGCCGAAGCCAAGGCCGTGCTGGAGGATGCGCGCAAGAAAGGCGACCAGCAATTGGTGAGACAGTTGGAGACTTGGTCTGGGACGGCTCTCCCCTCAGCCGAGGAGCTTTCCCACCCCGAGCTTCTTGGCAAGGTCCTCAAGGAGAGCGGACGTCTCGAAGAAGGGCATTACTCCGACAACCGCACCGCAAGAACTGCATTGGACGAAGAACACGGCTGAGTTGGAATGGGCCGGTTCCGCTCGCTTCATTTCGAACGAGTGACCAGGACACTTCGGACAGGTTGAAGCCGCCATTTCACACCTCCGAGTTTTAGTGATTTCCCCACATCTTAACCCATTCCCACCCCGGGCAGGGGGCGGGAAACCTGCGCCTTCCCGGTGCTCAAGGAGACGTATGTGCAACGAACTCCCCATCGTCTTCACCCTTGTTCCTCCCCTCAACCCCGTCGTCTTGTGCACCACCTGCGGCGAGCCCCTCACCCTTGAGATGGAGCTCGACGAAGGCGAGTGCGTGGACTGCATGGCGGACCGCGCGAAGTCCGCCGAAGAAAGGATCCCTGCGTGAGCGCCATGAATGGAATTTCCTTCGCCCTAGTCCAGCTGAGCACGGCCTGTTGCTCGCTGGAATCCAGCCGGCCCGGCATCGCCGAGGTCAAGGCGGCCCGGGTCGCGGCCAGCTCGGCCGTGGACCTCCTGAAGGCCACCGAGACCTTCCTCGCCAACGGCGTCTACGTGGTCTGCGAGGAGCCCAAGGGTCCCTACGTCGATCCCGCCGAACACCGGATCGAGATGCCGGAGGCCACACCCACGCCGGCGCAGGCCCCGGAAGAGATCACCCACATCGAGCTCGACGTGCTGGCGGCGCTTCTGCCGCTGCCCGACCTCCTGGGCACCTTCGCCGAACTGCACCCCGAAGCCCAGGCCGCACGGTTCGAAGAGGGCCTGGAGCAACTGTGGGGCACGGCCCCGCAGGAGGACACCGACGAAATCCCGGGCACTTGGTGCGCCCCCTGGCGCGCGGCCTTCGCCGAGGGCCGCCTGGATACCTTCGGCCGCCTGGTCTATGCCCTGGAGCACCGCACCCCGGCCTCCATCGCCTTCCCCACCGACGAGGAGATGGCCACCTGGCGCGCGCAGTTCATCGCCCCGCTGCCTCCCCTCCCGGACCTGCTGCTGCAGTTCGGCGACTGGGACACCGACCACGCCATGAGCGAGTTCGGCCGGCGCACCGAGGCCCTGGCCGACCTGGTTGACCCGGAAAAGAAGCTCGACCAGGCGCTCGATCCCTGGGACCTCCTCTGGGAGCGGGACCAGAAGGACGCCTTCACCCGCCTGCTGATCGCGGAGGAGCGCGAGCCCAAGTCCATCATCATCCCCACCGACGAGGAGCGCGACGCCTGGCTGGCGATGCATGCCCCGGCGCCCGAACCGGCCGCTATCGACGAGGACGCCGCGGCCCAGGCCGAGGATGACAAGCGCGAGCAGTTGTTCGACTCCAAGCTCGAGGAACTCGAGGAGACCGGCGTCAAGGAATCCAGCCTGAAGCGCAAGAACTGGAAGAAAGCCGAGAAGGCCTGGCGCCTGGAGTTCGCCGGCGACGCCGTCAAGGCCCTGGACAAGCTGCTCTGGCGCCTGTCCCGCCACGTGGTCCTGTGGGAAGTCCCGACCGACGAAGAGATGCCCGCGGCCGAAGAGCAGGTGCCGGCGTGAGCGGCCTCAAGCTCTACCAGATCGGACCCGAGTGGGCCAACATCCTGCGCGTGGTGGAGGAGGGCTGCGGCGAGCTCACCCCGGAGATCGAGGCCTCCATGCTGGCCCTGATCGAAACCTCCAAGGAGAAGCTCGAGGCGGCCACCTTCGCCAAGCGCAACCTGGACATGCAGGCCGACCTGGCCCGGGCCCAGGCCTCCGTGTTCGCCGCCGAGGCCGCCCGCTGCAGGGCCATCGCCGACGCCTTCGAGGCCACCTCGGACCGCCTGGGTGACCTGATGGCCCCGGCCCTGGACATCACTGGCAGCATCCAGACCATCGCCGGCACGGCGTTCTCCCAGCAGCGGCGCACGTGGGCCTTCGAGCTCAAGCCCGGCACTCCCTTCGCCATGCTGGACGAGACCCTCTGGCGCCAGGGCGAACCCGAGCTCAACAAGAAGCCCCTGGCCAAGCTCGCCGAGGCCCACCCGGTCACTCCGGACTTCATCGAGGCCCTGCGCGCAGCCAAGGCCCTGCCGGCCAAGGACCTGGACAAGATCACCGAGGAAGCCATCATCACCGATTCCCAACTGGACAAGGCGGTCGAGAAGCTGCCGCCCGAAGCGGCCGACCAGGTCAAGGCCGTGCGCGCCGCCTGCCAGCTGCCCAGCGAGATCCTCGCCAAGTCGACCACCCGCACCATCACCGTCCTCAAGGCGCCGTCCGGCAAGAAGGACGCCACCGAATCCACAGAACCCGCTGCCTAGCTCAAGGAGATTCCCATGCGCAGTTTTTCCTCAGCCCGACCTCCGGTCAAGAAGACCCGGGCCAGCATGCTGGTCCATGGCCTGACCGGCAAGGGCAAGACCACCCGGGCCCTCCGGGGCGGCAAGCCGCTCGTCATCTGCACCGAGCCCAAGGCCGAGGCCCACGTGCTGATGCTCAATCCCGCCGCCACCTGCTGGGTGCCGGAATCCTGCAACGACCTGATGGACATCTTCCAGTGGCTGGGCGACGCCAAGCTGCTCGAGCAGGGCTTCACCCGGATCGTGCTGGACAGCTACACCGAGCTCACTGAGCTGCTGCCCAACTGGATCCTGCGCAAGCAGGCCGCGGACGCCAACCTCGAGCTCGGCCGCAAGATCAGCATCGACGAGTATCGCCCCCTGCAGGAGTGGGGCGTGGCGCTCATCCGCGCCATCCAGCTCTCCGGCCTGCCCAGCATTATCATCGCCCGGTCCGACTCCAAGAAGGTCGGCCTCCTGGAGATGGTGGTCCCGGCAGGCCTGGGTTCCAGCGCGCGCAACCTCAACGCGCAGCTGGTGCCCACGGTGGAGAGCCGCTGGGATTCCGAGCTCCAGGACTACATCTGGGACAGCCGGCCGGACGAGTACAGCCAGCGCTGCGGCCTCCTGTGGGTGCCGGCGGTGTTCCGCGGGACGGCCGACGAGTTCCTGGCCGCGGTGGAGCGGGGCGAAGGGCAGCCCCAGGGACCCGAGGGTGGCGCGCCGGAGGTCCAGGTGGGCCAGGAGGCCGCGCCCGCCCCCGCCCCCGCCCCGCCGGTCGCCCCTCCCCCCCCGGCGGCCCCTGCGGCAGAGCAGCCCCCCGCGCCGGCGCCCAAGCAGCCGGCCGTCAATCCCCCGGTCAGCCTGGTCGGCTGGCAGAACGCCATCGTCGAACTGAACCAGATCCTCTACAAGGCCCCGGGCTGGACCGCCGACGAGCGCACCAAGGTGGTCCAGGGCTGGGAAGCCCAGGGCATGGACGCCCTGCCGCGGCTCAAGATCTACCTGGAATCCATCCGGGAGGAGGCCAAGACTCCCGGGGCGGCCATCGCACAGATGGCGCCACTGCCCCCCGCGAACCAGGTGACCCCCCTCGCCGAGAACTTCGTGGACCAGATGGCCGACGGCAAGGACAGCCTGGAGTTCATCGCGTCCAAGGACGCCGAGGGGCTGCCGGCCTTCCTCCAGACCCACGGCATCAACCAGGAGGCCTTCCTGCGCTACTGCGCCGCCGAGAAGCACCTGGTGCCCGACTCCAAGGGCCAGTTCCGCCTGGACCGGATCGTCAAGAAGGCTTGGGAGAAGCTCAACCCCATCCTCCAGTCCGAACGGCGCCGGGGCAGCCTGGCCGCCTTCATCAAGGAAAAGCACTCCACCGCCCCCTCAACCGCTGTCTAACTCAAGGAGAACCCAATGGGCATCCCCATCCCTGGCACCAGCCGCGAGCACTACGACGCCACCAAGACCGAATCCGGCTCCAAGCCCTTCCCCTTCCTCTCCGGGAAGTGGGTCAACTACACCGCCGAGGTGGTGAGCGTCGAGCTCTCCGTCGACCAGAGCGGCAAGGGCAACGACCAGATGGTCATCAAGGCCGCCAACGACGGCTACGAGTGCCGGATCTTCATCAGCCTCGACCCCAACCAGGTCGGCCCGATGTGCCAGAACCGGGAGAAGGCCATCCAGGGCAACATCGATCGCCTGCTCAAGGCCGGCAAGGTCCTGGACGTCATCACCTGGAAGGGCAACTCCCCGGAGATCGAACCGAAGCTCTTCCCCAAGGCCAAGGGCCGGCTCATCAGCTTCGGCATCAGCGGCGCCCTGGACCAATACAACCGCCCCAAGGTGAACGCCAAGGGCTACCAGCAGATCAACACCAGCCTGAATGGCTTGGCCAAGGTCCTGGAGCCCGTGGTACTTCCCGCCGGCTACCAGGCCCCCGCGCCGCGGCCCAGCGTCCCGCCTCCCGCGGCCCCATCCGGTGCGCCGTCCCCGCTGGACTACGGGTCCACCGACATCCCCTTCTGACCCTTCCTGCCCCAAACCACCCCGCGCCATCCCGGCGCTTTCCAAGGAGCACATCATGCAGCACTACCGCCAGGGCGACGTCATCATCAAGTCGATCCCCACCATCCCTGCCGACGCCAAGCGCCTCCACCCGGAGGGCCGGGTCATCCTGGCCGCCGGCGAGGTCACCGGCCACCACCACGCCATCGCCCTGCTCGACGGCATCCAGATCGAGGCCTACGAGAAGGACGGCAAGACCTATCTGCACATCGAGGGCGGCGATGCCGTCCTGGGCCATGAGGAGCACGGCAGGATCTCGCTGCCCCCGGGCAATTACGAGAGCTGGATCCAGAAGGAATACACCCCCGAGGAGATCCGGAACGTCGCCGACTGACCCGCACCACCCCAGAGAGGCATCGCCCGGCTTGGCCCGGGCCTTGCCCGTGAAAGGAGCCCCAACGTGGCCAAAGTCGAAAAACTCACCACCGAACAGCAGGCCCATCTGGAGGCCTACTTCCAGGACTGCCTGCACAAGATCGGCCTGAACACTGCCCGCGCGAACTTCGACGTGGCCGAGGGCGTCATGACCGATTTCTACGCGCGCATCGGCAAGAAGAAGCCAGCCTTCATCCTGTGTGACAGCCCCTTCCAGGCGCAGGTGTACATGAACCTGCTGCAGAGCGTTTTGAAAGGGGGCCAGCTCTGGGGCCAGCTCGGGGACCAGCTCCGGGGCCAGCTCTGGGACCAGCTCCGGGGCCAGCTCCGGGACCAGCTCGGGGACCAGCTCGGGGGCCAGCTCCGGGACCAGCTCGGGGGCCAGCTCCGGGACCAGCTCTGGGACCAGCTCCGGGGCCAGCTCCGGGGCCAGCTCGGGGGCCAGCTCCGGGACCAGCTCGGGGGCCAGCTCCGGGACCAGCTCGGGGGCCAGCTCTGGGACCAGCTCCGGGACCAGCTCGGGGACCAGCTCGGGGGCCAGCTCGGGGGCCAGCTCCGGGACCAGCTCTGGGACCAGCTCCGGGACCAGCTCGGGGGCCAGCTCTGGGACCAGCTCCGGGACCAGCTCGGGGACCAGCTCGGGGGCCAGCTCCGGGGCCAGCGTTTCAACTATTTCAGCACCTGGATGTGGGGCCAGTGGGACATGTACTGGATCGCCTTCTACGATTTCCCGGACCGGTTCATCCACCCGATGTACACCGAGCCCCAGCGCCAGCTGCTCCACCGCTGGAAGCAGCTGGCCGAGAGCGTCGGCTTCATCTACCCCTTCGAGGGCATCTGCTTCCTGTGCGACCGGCCGCGCGTCATCCAGCGCGACGACCGCAACCGCCTGCACTGCGACGACGGGCCGGCCATGGCCTTCGCCGACGGCTACGCCGTCTGGTCCATCCACGGCGTGCGGGTGCCGGCCGAGGTGGTCCTGCACCCCGAGGACCTGGCCGTCGCCAGCATCGAGCAGGAGTCGAACGCCGAGGTGCGCCGGGTCATGATCGAACGGTTCGGCCAGGGCCGGTTCCTGAGCGAGGCCGGCGCCAAGCTGCTGCACCAGGACGCCACCGGCAAGCTCTGGCGCAAGGACCTGCCGGACGACGAGCCCATGGTGATGGTGGAGGTGCTCAACAGCACCCCGGAGCCCGACGGGCACACCAAGACCTACTTCCTGCGCGTGCACCCCGAGCTCAGGCCGCTGCTGGCCGCCGGCCTGGGCGAGCCCCAGGCGCCCACCGCCCACAACGCCGTGGCGTCGACCTTCGGCCTGTGCGGCCACGAATACCACCCGCTCATCGAGACCTAGGAGGCGGCCATGGGCAACCTGATAGACGAGAACATGGAACTCCAGGCCCTGAACGACCGCCTGGCCCGGGAGAACCGGCAGCTGAGCGCCGACCTGGAGTTCTTCCAGACGGCCCTGCGCCAGGAACAGATCACCTCCTCCGGCCAACTCGCCCGGATCGTCTGCCTAAAGTCCGACATCCGGATCATCCAGCACCAAATGCAGTCCCTTTCCGAGCGGGCCCTCGCCGCCGAGGAGCAGCTGCGCCTGGTGGCGGCAGGAAGGACCGCGTGAGAACCCATCTGCGCTTCGACTTCCGCGGCCTCTTCCACGACCATGCGATCGCCTGGGGGTTCATCCTCGGGATGCTGGCCGTCTGCGCTCTCGTCGCGGCGGGGAGGTAGGCGTGACCAGGGCGGGACGAGCCTCCGGCACCCTCGCGCCGGCGTGGGATTCGGATTCCCGCCGAGCTGGACGAGCAGCTGGTGAAGGCGGCCCAGGCCCGGGGGATCAGTGTGCATGCTGCGGTGCGCGAGGCTGTTCTGTTATGGCTGGAAGCTCATGAAGAGCAGCATCTTTTGGAGTAGGTGAAGGTTATTCCCGGTCCGGCACATGAGTCAATAGATAATTTTTAAGTTTCATTTTGACCACTCACCAGAAATTCAGATTACACAAAGGGGAATTGTTGGGTCCTGGCGGATCCAGAAACTTGCACACAGGCAAGCCAAGCCCGCAATTGTTGCGGTTAGCGCAACATCACTGTGTGATTTGGTCCTCGGTTATCGAAACCCTGTCAAGAGGCTTTTGAGGTCTAGACCGGCTTGGGCTGCGGATCCAGCATCTCCCGCTGGCGTGGATCCAGGGTGGCCAGATATGCCTGCCGCCGGGCCTCACCCTCCTCCGCTGCCTGGCGCTGGGTCAGGTCGGCAGGAGGGATGGGCGGTAGGATGGGGCGCTCCTTGTTGGGTCTGGCCACGGCTACTTCCAGGCGATGGCGCTGACGGTCCCGGCGGCCGGCGTGACCCCGGCCCCCGTCATGTTGGAGAGCACCACCGTCACCGTGTTGGCCGCCGAGACGTAGCCGGACAGGGCCAGCCCGGAGAGGGTGTTGCTGTAGCTGGGGGTCACGGCGTCACCGACCACGGCATTGGCCACGGTGATGGTCGTGGTGACCTGGCCCCCGTTGGCCACCAGGCCTGGGGTCCAGGCCGTGGAGCCGCGCATGCACTTCTTCAGCCAGGTGATGGTGCCCCCGAACACATAGGTGAGGGTGGCCGCCGTGATGTCGTTGGTATCGGCCAGATTCAGGTTGGTCCAGTTGTTGGTCTGGATCCCGTAGCGCCCGGCCACCAGGCGGCAACCCTCGATGGTGATGTGGTCGCAGACCTGATCGGAATTGATCGCGTCGTAGGTGGTGGCGTTGAAATAGTTTCCGGATCCGATGACGCCCCCGACGCAATTGGCGAGGTAGAGGGGGTAGTTGGCGCTGGCCGGGCACTGGTTCCCGGTCATGCTCCAGCCGTTCGAATAGGTCTGGGAAATGTCCGGGCACCCGGACCGCGTATTTGTGATGCTGTTGCCGTGCAGGATGCAGCCGGTCAAGGGGTAGGTCGCGGACCCCGCCATGGCGATGGCACCGTGGGAGGAGTCGGCGCCGGCCCCATCGATGGTGTTGGCCTCGATGATGATGCCCCGCGCGGCAGAAGCCCCCGACTGGACCGAGATGCCCGAGCAGGCCCCCGCCCCGTTGAAATTGGAGATTTCGTTGCCGAGGATCTTGACGTTGTAGGCCCACTTGATCAGGATCCCGGCGTCGGTGACGTAGCCACCATAGAGCCCGGAGATCATGTTGCCGATCACGCTGCATTCCCCCACCGAATTGGTGGCCGTGCCGCCCAGGACGATTCCGTTGACGCCGCCCCGGATCGTGTTGCCCTGCACCACGATGTGGGTATTGGTCCCAGCGGACGGCTCGATGTCGATTGCGGATGAGGCAGTGGGGGCGCAGGAGATGTCGTTGGCGGCGATGATAAAATCGTCGTTGTTGTTGCACAGGTTGATGGCCTCGATCTGCACGTTCCGGAACGAATTGCCGAGAATCTTGCAGCCTTGGTTGAGGCTGAGGTAGCTGGAGAAATAGACCACCCCGTCAGCCTGACTGAACGCCTCAAAGGTGCAGTTCTGGATCGTCACGTTGCTGTAGCCCTGGCCCGCGCCCGTCCCACCGACGAGGATGCAGCGGTTCGCCGTGGTGGAATACTGGTTCGCCAGGTTGCCGTCGAAGTGCAGGTCCCGGAAGGCCACATCGTTGCCCTGAACCGTCCAGACCACGTAGCTGTTCTGGGATCCGGGGTGGGGTGCCAGGAAGATTCGGCTGCCCACCCCGGTGCCCAGGAAACTCACCCCGGCCGGGCTGGTGATGGCATAGGAGACCAGGTAGGTCCCCGCCGGGAAGAAGAGGCAGCCACCGCCGACGGCCCCGATCGCGTTGATGGCGAACTGGATGATGGCGGTGACATCGTAGGTGGTGGGTGAGGCCTGCCAGGACGCGAACTGAGCCGCGGTCATCCACCTGAAGATGGAGGTGAGCGTCTGGTTTATGACGTGTTCGGTGGTCACCGCCTCATTCGCCAACGGACCATGAACGGCAATCAGCGCATCCCCCTGTCCGGAGGCGGTGGACGCGAGGGCGTTGGCCATGCCGGCCGAGGTGACGAACCCGGTGCCGGAAGCCGTCATAAGGATGGGCGAGCCAGAAGATCCCACCGTCTGGGAGTTGTTGACGACATAGGTCCCCGTCCCACCCACGCCGGTTCCGGGCGCCTGGATGCTGGTGTTGGCCAGGACCCCGGCCCCGGTGAACGTCTGGCCGGGCGTCAGGGCCCCCGTGAGCAGCTGCGTCACCGTCAGGGTGGTCCCGGCGATGTAGCCCATGAAGGTGGTGGTGATCCCCGCCTGGCCGAACTGGAGGGAGGCGATCTGCGCAGCCATGGAGGTCAGGGTGGCCTGCTGCTGCTGGCAGATCATGGTGAGCTTGTCGAAGGCCTGCTCGTGCAGCTCGGGGAAGAACGCCCCCTGGGAAGCGAATCCGGTCGCCTGGGTGATCGGCGCCGTCCGGGTGATCTGGAGGGTGGTACCCTCCCAGTCGGTCAACAGGGTGACCGAACCCCCGGTGTAGGCCCCCACCCCCGCCAAGGTGTAATCGGCGCCCAGGATCAGGGTGGAGACGAACCCGGTAAGCAGGCTGGTGGCCGTCACCACCAGGTCCGTGGCCAGCAGGATCCGGAACGGGTACGTGTAGACATTCCCAATGGTGGAGGTACCCGCGGGCAGGGGATAAGGAATGGAGTTGGTGGTGGTGGCAACGGTCATGGGGGTCTCCGAGGGGCCGGGCGTGCCGGCAAAGGAGGTGGGAGGGCTACGTGGTGGAGTCGGTGAGCAGCCCCATGGTGGCCAGGGCGGTGAGCAGGGAAGCCAGGGCCGCATTGCCGCCCTTGCTCCCGGTGATGGTGGGCTTGCCACCCAGGGCCGCGACGACCATGGGCCCGGTGATCGAGACCAGGTAGGTGTTGGTATCCAGCACCCAGGCCGAGCCGGACCAGCGAAGATTCCCAGCCGCGCCTGGCACCGGAACTGCGTGACCCTGGATCCCGGTGACCGAAACCGTGATGGCCGTGGTCCCGGACCCCGAGGCATCCCCGCTCAGGACGATGGCCTGATTCCCCGAGATGCCCGGCTGCGTGGCGTAGGGCGGGCCCTTGGGGGCGTAGGGCGACGCAGGCGTGAGAGCAATGGGGGCCTTGAGGTTGCGGTTGTCGAAGGTTTTCATCAGTTGCCTCCCTTCGGTTTGTGGTATCCGAAGGCCAGGTGGGCGGCCGCCTGCGGCAGCGTGTCGCTGGTCTCCCCGTTGTTGACCTTGGAGAGGTATTTCAGGGAGCCCATGGCCTGGGCGGTGCCAGGGATGCCCAGGTCGTAGCCGAGGGCCTCGACGGTCTTCCAGGTGGTGTCTGAGAGGGGATGATCGGCCTTCTCCATGCCGGCGGATCCAGCCATGGCTTCGAGCATGTCGGCGTTCTTCTTGAATAGGTCCACCACCGGGCTGAATCGGTAGTCGCTCTGCTTGCCCTCGATATGGTTGGTGACCGCGATGGCCACATCCCGCAGGAGGGGGATGCTCGAGCTGGCGAAGTGCAGGCTGCGCAGGATGGCCCACTTGGCATTGTCCTCGTCCCCCTCGGGGCCCCGGGCCAGGGTGAGTTCCCCGATGACCGCCGGGATCATGGCCGAGAACAGCACCCGGGCCGCGAACTTCGGCATGTCCGAAGCGCCGTTCACATCGTGCCCTGCGTCCCGCAGGTTCTGGTAGAGCACTGAGAAATGCCCGTAGAACATGGTGGCCAGCTTGGCAGCGTCATTCTGCCGCATGATGGCCGGCAGATCCTTGGCGCCCGCCGTGGGTTGCGTCAACCGGACGGCCCGGTCGGCCTCCAGGATGGCGGTGGCCTGGTCCTTGCCCTCCTTGCCTGCCTTGTTGAAGGCCGCCAGCCAGGTGGGCACGCCGATCCCGGTGTCGGCCATGCCGATGCCGTGGAAGGCGAACCGGTTCACCGCGGCCAAGAAGCCGTTCTGCCCGGTCTGGTCGCGCATCATCTCGCTGTAGTCCCGGTCCAGGTTCTCTGCCCGGTTGCGCATCTCCGCCGAGAGCTCACGCACCATGTTGGTGGTCTCGGTCGGGGCGGCCATGAACTGGCCCAGGGCCCCCAGCAGATCCCCGGCGCCCACGTAGTGCAGGGAGCGGGTGATGCCGGTGTACTGCACCAGGGCAGTGGAGAGCTTGTAACCCATGGTGGCCGTGACGGTGTTGCGCCGGGCGGCGCCGAGAAACTTCGACCAGGCGTCGAGCCCCTGGGCGGAACTGTTGTTCCGGTCGTTGACCACGCTCTTGAGCCAGGGCATGAACTGTTTCATCCGTTCCTCGCCCAGGGTCTCGGCGAGGGTGGTCCGGATCTCCGGATCGGAGATGATCTGGTAGGCATTGCCCACGGCCTCCCGGTGGGTGATGTCCTGGATGGCCTGGGTGACGTGGCGCCCGAGGATGGATTCGAAATCCATCAACAGCGGGTAGGTGGCGCCGGTGCGCTCCTTGAGGTGCCCGGTGATGGTCTGCGGGCGGTCGAAGCCCTTGTCGGTGAGGTTCACCAGAGGGGCATCCGCCTGGCGCGCACCGGTCCTACTGCGGATTGGGTCGCCCTTCAGGGGGTAGTAGCCGCCCTGGAAGTCGTAGTCCCCGTCTGCCAGCTTGAGCCGGAAGGGCGCCGCCTCCACATGTACCGGCTCCAGGCCGGTCATCCTGCGGTCCAGTTCAGCCATGTGCGGCCAGAGTGTCCCGATAGTGTTCCAGGTGTCCTGGACAAACTTGGCGTCATGGCTGT